TTACATAAAGAATATGATACCAAGACGAAGGATCTCTGTAGACAGCACTTGTATCAATAGTCCAGCGCGTAGAACCGCTGTGTTTGTCGAACATTCTGATCTCATCGCTAACGTACGCGACAAGCTCAAGGGTGTTTGCTGTATTACTATCAAGGCTTGATGAGAACAAATACATCAAGCTTGTCGTCGATGCTTTTTTAACCCAAGCACTAAAGGTTCCCTCAGTAGCGTCTCCGCCCGTAGAAGGTGTGAAGTCTAAATAAGAACTCCCATCAAACCGCAAGCTCTGCTCGATCTGATACGCCTGCGCTCCACCACCGAGCATCAACAGGTTGGCGCTTCCGGGAATACCCATTGATCAGCTGAAGTTGGTGAGCAGTGTTGCTTGGATGCTAGTGGTCGTTCTTACGGTATAAACCAAAAGATCAGCGGCTGACGCTGTAGTTGTCAGCGTTGGTGGATTGCCACCTGAAAAGTCCCAATAGCTGCCATATGAAAGCGTCCGGCTGCCGGTTCCATCTTGAGAAATAAAGATTGCGCCTGACTGTCCTGCCGTCAGATTGCTTGGGTTAGCCAGAGTACGATTGCCACCAAGAGTAACGCTGAAGTTATTTGCAACAGCAAAATCAGCTGTGATAGTTGCGCCATCAGTCAGGGCCGAAATGCTGCCCCTTTGAGCTGCAGAATACGTTTGAGCAAGGCTTAGCAATGCCAAAGTGCCTGAGGCATCAGGCAACGTTGCGGTTCTATCAGCAGTTGGGTCAGTGACTGCAAGAGTGGTCTCGAAGGCATCTGCAGTGCTGCCTTCAAACACCAAAGAGCCGGCAGTGCCGATCTCAAGAGCGCCGGTTACCGTTCCACCAGCTTTTGCCAAGTAGGTGCTGCTAGCACTGCTGCTAGTTAGCAAGCCAAGGTTGGTGCTAGCGAGGGTGCCAACAGTCACCCAAGAGCTGTTACTGGAATCCCTCAGCTTCAGGAGTCCGCTATTGGTATCAGCCCACCACTGGAATGCGTACGTGGTAGAAGGCTCAGTTGAGCCACTGTGATTGGTGAAAAGAGCAGCCAGCTGGCCATTCAAATCCGAACGGACAGCGCTACCAGTGCCGTTGGCAATTACGCCGTCTGCTTGAGCCATCCGACAGCTACTACGTGATGTCTAGATTCTAGTTTTTCTTGCCGTAGCCAATCGCTTGCCAGTTGAAGTTGCGACTGACAGCACTCCCGCCATTCTTAAACGTCACACTGAAACCAGTGGCGCTCACGCCAGAGACTTCAAAGTAATCCCCGCTTTGCAGGTTTAAGCCCGTGATTCCGATGCTAGGTAGGTAGCTGTTGCTACCCAGAAGCGAAGCAGTGCCAGTAAAGAATGCATTGCCGAACGTGATTGCCTTTGTTCCTGCACCGCTGGTGACCGCAGTGCTGCTCTGCTCTTGCCTACGTGCAAATTCAGCTACGTAGCCCAGCTCATCTACAAGGATGTTCTGCGCTGTATCAGAGCTGGTCAGTTCACTCTTGAACTGGAAGGCTCTGGCCTTAAAGGTGCCGTTGACAAACTCCTGCCAGCTGCCCCAGGTAGGTGAGCTGCTGGGGTCGTCGTCGGTCTTCCGCAGGTAAAGCTTGGCGTTTACCTTGTCAACAACTGCACCGTCAAAGTCGGTCCAGTCGTCGATGTTCTGGGTCTTGGAGTCGATCAGGTCGCCGGGGTAAAAGCCACGGGTAACAAACCGCCGCTTGAGATCAAGGCTAAAGATGCCCTCAAGGTCCAGCGTGTCGGCAAAGGTGTACTCACCGCTGCTTTTGATATTTCCGAGAAAATCAAAGGACGCAAGGTTGTCAACGTCGGTCACGTTGTCAAATTCGTCGCTGCCGTCCAAGGTCAGCGCGTCAAACTCTTCGCTGTAGAAGGTGTCCGTTCGCGTGCCTTGGAATGGCGGCGCGTCTTGGTCTTCTCGACGGCTTTGCAGCAGCAGGCTGCCCAGCGTGTCGGGCAGATCAATGATGACGCTCGTTTCATTGGTGCTAAGGCGTCCGCCGTCGTCAGCGAACTTGACCAGCACTTCGCCTTCTACTAATGGGATTTTGGCGCTAGTGGCAGAGCCTGCAACAGCACTGATCAGGTCAACTGAGTTGCTCCAAGTGGCCGTGCCATCAGTCAGGCTGCTGTGCCTGATGTAGACGGATCCACCGGCCTTTACGTCAAGATCGGTCGTGGCATCCCAGCTCAGCGTTCCCTCTTTGCTGCTGGTGGCCTCAAACTTCAGGTTTTGAACGTCACCAGGAACAGCAGTCTTGCCAAGGGCACTGAAAGAGAGGCTTGCAAAGTTGGACGACTGCCGACCAAGAGCGTTGATGCTGTAGATCTCGATTGTGTAGGTCGCGGCGCGAGTGTCGAGAATCTCAACGTCTGGCTTGGTAACCAGCTGGGTCTCCCAGTTGTCGTTGTCTGCGCGATAGCGCACCCGATATTGGGGCACACCTTTAATGGCAGACCAGCTGACAATGATTTTGACTTTGGCTTTGTTGTTCTGTTCGTAGAACTTCTCTGAAGCTTTAGGACTGGCCGGCGCTTCTGGTATCGGGTTAAGGCTTGTGATAGTGCGTGTGGTCAGCGCGTTGCCTCGCTCTACATGAGCAAATTTGCTGGCGTTGTAGGAAAGGGCCGAAATCTCATAGAGGTGCCCCTCTTTTTCTTGAACTGTCAGAACCCTGAACTGCTGGGTTTCAAGAGAGGTGGTCTGAATGACCCAGACACTGTTGGGGTTGGGCTGTGATGACCAGTTGGCATCAACTGTGATCAGCGTGCCTGTGCGACTAATGATGTTTTTGGTTTCAATGCTGCCATCAGGCAGCAGCACGCTCAGGGTTGCATTTTTGCTTGGCAGGCCAGTGGCATCGTCAACGTTGATGGTGTTGGTGCCAGATGCCGTGATCCTGCCGCCATAGCGAACGCCAGCACGCACCGGGTCTTGAATGTCGATGACAGCGCCAGGGCGCACTACAACGCCTGCCTCAATCGACGCCGTGAACGTCACCACGTCGGTTTCGTTTTGCTCTGAGTAAAGCAGCCACTCCCCAAGCCTGTGCGCTTGGCCCCTAGAAGTGCAGGCAAAGGCCTTGACCTGCGTCGCTACCCATCCATATTTGGCAATCGCGTCGCGGTCTTCTACAAGCTCATAGTTCTGCTCCCTTGTCTCAAGGTCGAGGTAGCTGACGATTGCGACCGTGTGGCGAGTCTTTAGGTCAGAGCCTGCGTAGCTAAAGCCAGGCTCAAGAACATTGGCGCGGGTGAAGAGGTAGCTGGAATCAGTCGGCTTGTCTTGGGAGATTGTTAGCGAGCCTGTTGACCAGAACGGCTGAGCCCGCATGACCGAGCAAAGGTCGTTTACGAGCTTGTAGGCCTCGTATTGGTTCTGAATCAGAACGTTGCAGGCAAAGCGAGCCTCTTTGCCGCCAAAGCCATCGTCGATCTCTTCATTCGCGTGAATGCTGGCAGCAAGAAACGCCCACTTGTCTAGCTGCGCCTCTGCGATGTGATCGCCAAAGCCGTAGCGCTTGTTAATCAGCAGGTCGTAAAGAATCCACGCTGGGCAAGTTGTCCATTGCGCAGCGCCAAACGTGCCGGTCCAAGTGCCGCTATAGATCAGACGGCCGGTGGCCTGATCGACAGTGGCATTATTTGGGATTTTGACCTTAATGCCTCGAATCCGGTAGGACCGTCCTGGGATATTGCTGAACTGCTCTGCAGAGAACCTGACCGCAGCAAGAGCGCTGTTGGGGTAGCGCAGTTTCTTGCGGATGATCTCGGTGTAACTGACCCAGTACGTCGGATTTACCCTGCTATCACTGGAATCAGCTGAGAGCCTTTTGACGCGAACGTCTACCGGGAATGAGCCGCTCAGCTCAATCAGATAGTCGCGCTCGTACTTGTCGGCCGTCCGGCCGCTGATGGTGCGCGTATCACCCACGCGGGAGTAGCCGCCACCGTTGTACTGCACTTCAATGTCAAAGCTGACGCTTGTGCCAAGCACGTCACCCTCATTTGTGGCTCGCTCAAGGCGCGGAATGGCAATGCTGATCCGCACCGCATCAACGTTGCTGTCCGTGATCTGACGGGTGACAGGGGTTGCCTGATCAACCTCGACGTTGACGGTTTTAATGTCTTCAACATTTCCAAAGCCGTTGGCGCTGATGTAGCTCTGCGCGTTGGTGCCGTAGCGAGTCTCAACCGTGACGCCTTTGAAGTTGTAGTCCGAGTCAGAGAGGTTGGTGGGATCAGCACCAGAGCGAAGCACCGGGGTGCCTGTTAAAAAGACATCCTTGAGCAGTGCTTTGTTGTAATTGTCTGTCCCTCTGGTGTAAGCACGGGCAGAAGGAAAGCCCTCAATTTCACCTTCGCTGAGAAGGTCAAGGATCGTGGCAAAGGCAGTGGAAGCCAGGTTGTCAGCAGCCCGGGTAGGCGTCCGCATTGCCGGCGCCGCCGACTGCTCGACGACGACGGTTTGCTGGACAACGGTTTGCTGGCTGCCACCGCCACCACCGCCAGCGCCAATGATCTGCTTGGGTTCTTTCTCAGCCATGGTCAGATCGTGTCAACGTCGATGCCAGCAGAGATGACCACAGAGCCCACAACGGTTTCGCCGTAGACAACGGGCACCGGCAGGCCCATGCGTGAGGTGTTTTGGATGCCGCTAAAGCTGTAGGACTCTTGCGGGTCTAGTTCGGTGCCTTGGGTTGTGGTGTTACGGCCGGCACCAGGGTTCATGGAACCTGGCCCGATCTGACCGATTTGAGGAGTAGGGCTTAGCAGCTGTGAAACACCGCCCAAGACCAACGCCGCACCAACAGCACCAACAGCAGTGGCAAAGGCACCACCAACTAGGCCCATTGCCGCCCCCCCAGCAGCAACGCCACCCATGCCCCCCAGACCAGCACCAAGGCCCAAAAAGCCACCAGCAGCCGGGCCGATAACAATGGCAGCCGCGATAAGGGCGACACCAGCCAAAATCTTTCCAACCCCACCACCAGCGCCACCTAGCACCGGAACAATCTTGATTGTCTGGCTGGCTGGGTTGTGCAGTTCGTCTAGGTCAGAATCATAGCCATCGACGATCACTTTGTAGTGCTGATCAGCCATGTGGCGCTCAAGCCCGGGGAAGTTAGCAAGCAGCATTCGCACTGCTTCCCCTGCACTATTGATTTCCGCTAAAAACCTGCGCTGACCTACGAATTTGGCAAGAGGGCCGTAGACCTTAACCTCTCTTTCCATAGCGCAGCACTCTTCCTATGCATTTTAATTCCCACTCTCCCAACAACCCTCTTGACGACAGGCGTCCGCGAAAGTGCTGCAGCACCATCTGATCTCCGATGTAGACGCCAACATGATTCAACTTGTTTGAATCAATCGCCATCAACAGCGCATCGCCCCGCTGTAGATCTGAGACCTCGACCTCGTAAAAGCCGGCCTCTTGCCAGCAGTCGTCAAACATGGGCGACTCATTGAACTGCTCGGGCGTTGTTGGCCGATCCCAGTCGGGCAACTCAATTCCTTGCTCTGCGTACCAGTCCCGAACCAAAGTCCAGCAGTCAGAGACCCCCCAGACCCATTCGCGGCCAATCAGCGGCGCCTTGTAGCCCTCTGGCTCGCAGTGGCCCCATTGCTCAGTTTTTGGGTTGACGATGTACCAAGGCAGGCCTGAGCGTTCGCAGGCAACGCGGTCAGCTTCGCTTGGAAATGGCGGGGTGACGGGGTGGCTGTGGACCACCGCGACAACTTCGCCCAGGTCCTCCGCTGCTGCGTAGTCAACCGGGTCAAGAATGAAAAACTCGTTTGATTCCGCAAGGTTTTTGCACGGCCGGTAGTGCTCGCGGCCTTTGATGATGACCAGCAGCCCACACGCCTCGCGTGGGTCCTCAGCCTTGGCGTGCTCAAGCGCTTTGGCCTTGGCGGTCGCCTTCATCCGTTGAATGCTCCGATGCCAGGAAACCCGCCAAAAGGCAATTCCGCGTCAGTGCCAAACCTGGCTTCACAGCTGCTGAGTTTTTTGCCGCAAACGTCGTCAGCGCTAGCGGCAACAGACTTGTCATCCTCGTCAAAGTATTTGGTGCCGCTGTAGCCACACTCAGAGCCCTTGTAGACCCATGGGCAAAGATTCTGGCTGCAATGGCGTTTCGGACTACGGATGCCGGCCAAGTCAAATGCTGCTGCCAGCTCAAAGGTCACAACGTCACGGTTCTCGCTGACCTTGCGGGCTACGTAGTAGACCTCTGAAGGCATGACCGCGCTTGTGTCAGGCGTTCCGTAGGGATTGGCGCCACCTGCAAAATTCGCCGCGTCGATGTACCGCACAAGGGTGCGGATGCGCGTGAACTTGGCACCCGTTAGGTCATTGCCTGCAGTCGTTGTGTTTACGTCCAGAAGGATCGCGGTGATGCTGCCGAGCAGGTTGGCAACGGTCAGCTGCGGGCGCGGCAGGCTGCCGCTTTCGGCGTTGTACTCAAACCCCTCAACCTGAATTGGCAACTTTGCGTAGGCGTTGCCATCCCAAATGATGTCTTGAGCGCCAGAGCCAACGGCATTGATGCCTGCATGGAAGCGATACGTAGCAGACGCCCCGTGCAGTGAGGCGTCAAGTTCCAACTCATACAGCTCAACAATGCTGCTTGGGTTGACCTTCTGAAGCTCGGAAACAGGAATTGCCATCAGGGCTCAAAGACCTGCATGAAGCGGGCACTGATGGTTGAGCGGGTCGGGTAGTCAATGCGCTTCTGCCACTCAGGACAAACCCACTTATATGAGGTGGTTTCGTCTGGCGGGGTCCAGTCAAAACTTGCTTGGTCTTCTGCCCTGGCGTTCAAAAAGTTTTCAATGGTGTCGGCGTCAGTCTCAGAGATGTTGTCCCAGCTCAGTTGCCACTCCTTTGGGTTCATGTGAGCTGGCAAGCCGTACAGCAAACGGGTCTGATAGCCGTCGCCAAACTGCACAGTTCTTGCGCGTGGTGCGCTGCTCTTCTGTGCGCCGTAGCTGGCTTCAATGCTCGGAAAGGTAGCCATTACGCGAGCAAACCTCCTGGCCGTTTTTGACGGATCAGCTCGGCACGCACTGCAGCGCCAAGGACTTCCCCAAGCCTATTGCCGCCGCCCTGCTCGCTTTCAACACTTGTGCCTTTGGCATCGACATTGACAACAACTGGGCCCACTACAGACCCGCCACCACCTCGGCCGGTCATATAAAGCTCTGGGCCGCGCTCACCAACTAAGTAGTTGCTGCCTGCAGCGACAGGACCACCATTGGCCCGCGGCAAGGCATGGCCAAATTTGCTGAAGCGTGCGCCAAAGCTCTCCATGACGGCTTGCCGGTTGCCGCCGAAATTCCCAGTGCCGAACATGGCCGCCAAAAACAGCGGGTGAAACGGCATGAATTTGCCGCCCAAGTCCACCATCTTTGGAAACTTGTTATTGGGGACAATTTCGCCGCTCATCCCCGGCCGGAAATACTCAGGCCCGTTCTCGCCAACGATGTAGCCGCGACCGCGCATCACGCGGCCACCAGAAGCCTTTCCTGGCGTGCCTGCCGGAGCACCGGGGAACAGTGCGCCAACCAGCGGAGCAATGATTGCTTGCCGAATCGCAATGCGCGTGATGTCGGCAATGATCGAACGTGCAAGGTCAGCAAAGTTGGCTTTGCCGGTGGTCACAAAGCTCACCAGCGCATCCTCCATGCCTTGAAAAGCACCGGTCACGGCATCGGCTACCTGACCGCCGAAGTCCTGAACGTTCTTGCGGTAGGCGTCAATTTTTTCGCTAAAGGCTTTGCTGAATGAGGTGCTAGTGGCATCAGTGGCATCCTTCAGTGCCTTTTGCCGCTCGATCTGCAGCGTCTCAAGGTCTACGGCTAGTTGCCGTTCAATGTTTAAGTCTTGAGAGGTGGTCAGCGACTCCTGCGCACTGGTGGCAAACTCGGCCATCAGCACGCGCTTGCGCTCATCAAACTCAAGCTCAATTCTCCGTAGCGGATCAGCTTCCTTGGCAATCGCAAGGGCCGACTCAGAGGCTTGCAGCTGCAGGCGAGATGCCAGCAGGCCATCCATTTGCGCCTTGGCAAGACGCTCGGCCTCTTTGGCTGCCCGCTCGTCGTCATCGGCCTTTTTCTTTGCAGCCCCGCTCTTAGAACCGCCGCTGTCAAGCAGGCTGTCCATGTCAAAACTGCCCCCGGTCAAGCGGCGCGAATAGCCGGTACGGTCAGGCCGTTCGTTGGCATAAGTGCCGCCAGCAAGTTGAGACAGGTTGTTCCTGTCGATAACTGCTTGCCGTGCGGTGTCGTCAATCCCTTTTTTCGCAATGGCTACCGCAGCGCCAAGGCCTTTCCCACTCATGATCGCTTGAGTCATTCGCACTAGGTCGCCAATGACTCGGCTCAAGAACCTGATGCCGGCGATCGTTCCGTAGACCGCAACGCCAACACCGCGAAGCACTCCTTGAATCAAGGCGCCAAAGGCTGTCCAATCTCCGCTGCTACTTGCAAAGAGATCAGCGAAGGCATCGCCAATCATTTGGAACGTCGGCAGGAAGTAGTCGAGGATCTGCAGGTTGATCTCTGTGAAACGACGGCCAATGCCGGCCATGGTGTCGTTGAACAGCTGCGCCTTTTCAGTGAACTCTTTGCTAAGGCCAAAGCCCAGCTTGGTTAGAGCATCAGAGCCACCGTTAAGCAGAGGGATGAGTTGAGCGCCAGAACGACCAAATAGGCGCATGGCAACAGCTGCCTTGGTCGCACCATCAGGCAAATCTTTGAAGCGATCGGCAATGTCCTCAAACACCTCATTGGCCGAGCGCAGTTGGCCAGAAGGCGTCACCACTGACACGCCCAGAGCCCTGTATGCAGCGGCGTAGGTCTCAGTGCCCTTGGCCGCTTCCAGCATGTTCTTGCTGAGCTGCAGCAGGCCTGTGGTCAGCTGCTCATTGCTGACATCAGCCAGCTCTGCAGCGTTCCGGTACGCAAAAAGCGTGTTGGCAGCAATGCCGGTGCGAGTGCTGAGCTTGCCGACTGCATCGGCCATCTGCAGGGCATCCTGCGCACCACGAACAAAGGCCCCAACCGCAAGGGCTGCGCCTAACGCTTTGAAGGCAGTGCTAAGGCCGCCAACAGCCATCTTGAGGTTGTTGACCTTGCCCTGCACTCCCTGCATGGAGTTGCCAAGGCGCCGAATGTTGTTCTCGCCGCTGACGTTGGCGTTAATCAGCAGGCCAAACTTCGCGGTCATTTCTGCTCCTTATTCAGCACCTTCATCACCGCACCCTCCATCAGCTGCAGGCCCTCCAGAAGTGTGCGCGGGTCTTCTACTTCATACAGTCTAAAAAGCCATTCTGCGGCGCCATAGTCCAGCCCAATCACGCCGCTCATTGACGTGCGCCATTGGGTCTGAAGCCGCAAGAACATTTCAACGGTGGCCCAGTTATCTGGGAACACCTCAAAGTCGTCAGGGCCTTTTGGCTCTGGCAATGCAATGCCAAAGGCCGCCGCATCAGCCATTAGCTCTGAGGTATCCTCAGCGCCTTGAGCCCAATGCTCGGCGGCCTCTGTCAGTTTTTTCTTTTCGAGCCCGAGTGACTCTCCAAATAAGTCGTTGCGATAGCGCCTGCAAGCATTGGCACGTCTAGGACTTGAGCCAAGGCTTTCTGACTAAAAGGCATCTCTTTGCCGTCGTCGTCGGTGATGCCAGACCAGCCCACCATGATCTCGGCTACAAGGTCAGCCTCGGTCAACTGTTCTTCCTGAATCAGCTGACCAATCTCGCGCAAGCGACTATTGCTCACACGCTTGAAAACCCCATCAAAGGTGACGCGCTGGTGGCGGCCACCGTCAACGGGGATGTCAAAGGAAACGGGCCAGCTGTAGGTGTCCGACTGCTTGAGAACAAACGCCATAAAAAGTGGCTGATTGCCGCAAGCGTAGCAATGGCTTAAGTCAGGACTATCTCGAACTCGTTATTGCCAGCGGTGGTAGGTGTGGCGTTAAACCCAAGGTTCAACATCTGGATCCCATCGCTGTCGCTGTAGCTGGCACTTGTCAGATCCGTCTGCGGAGCAGAGAAAGTGACGATGTTCCCAGCCGTTTGACCGTGCTGGAAGGTGTTGTTACCAGTAGAGCTGCCGGTGATGTCAGTGAAGAAATCGTGCGTTGCCATCAACTCGGCCTCCAGAACGACGGTGCCGGAGGGGCGCCGATCGGTGTAAAGAACCTCGCGTGTTCCCCCGACCAACTCGCGGTAGACGACGGATGCGCCAAGGTCAAAGCTGAACGACTGCACCGCGCCTGCGTAGCTAAACAGCTGCTGGCTGGTGGTGTTGCCGTTCTTGAAGAGAACCGGCTTGGCTTGGTTTTGGTAGGTGGGGGTGGGGTTGCTGCTGTCGGAAGGCGCGTTGTAGATGCCTTGGAAGCTGAAGCTAATAGTGGGGATGCCGCCCACCTGAGCGTTAATCGAGAACGAACCGCGAGCGCCAGTGACCTTATGCAGAACCCCGTCTGTGTAGTAGTAGAAGGTGATGCTGCTGAATGACGAGGAGACCGGGGCGTAGGTGACAGAGGTGCTTGCGCTGATGGCCTCTGAGCAGCCTGCGGCCTGCATGATCGGGCCCCAAGCAGGTGCGGTGCCTGCGGTCCCTGAACCCGCCAGCTCCACATCAAAGGTCAGCTCAACGCGCTGGTTTGCCAGCAGCACTTCAAAGTTGCCCATGAAGCCGCGAATCAATTCGCGCTCAACCACGTCCGATTGAATCGGGGTGATTTCCAGGTTGCGAACCAAGATCGCGTTGGCAGCGCCTGTGGGAGTCGGATCAGTCCCGTAGGTGGCCTCGATTTCAGCCAGCAGTAGGCGTTGGCTCGTTCTCAGCGTCATCGGTTACAACCTCAAGGTCAGGGGTAGTGGGTTGTGCCGGCATGGTCCGCTGAATTAGCTTTCGCTTGCCGGTTTTTGGATCGACCAAATAGCTTCCGCCTTGGCCTTGGTATTCATCCTGCATTTTAGTTAGGGCCCTTGTGTGAGGTCCGCCAAGCGGGTTCTATACCGGACAAGGTACTCACAGCTAACAACACCAGCGGGCTGGTCAGCATCAACCATTTCAAAACTGACGGTCCCTGGCTGAACGTCGATTGCGTAGCCACCAAGGGTCAGGTCAGCCATGATTTTGCTATGCAGACTCTCAATGATTGGGTCTGCAACCTCGTCGGGCTTATCGCCACGAACGATCACGCTGACGCGCACAACCAAGGTCCAGTCAAGCGTCGGCAGGCTGGTGTTCTGCTCCGGTGTGTCGCTGACAGGCTCGACAACAATCGCAGGGCTTTCGCCACGCGCCAAGGGCACAACCCTTGAGCGATAAATGCGCGTACTGACGTTGGTTGTGCCGCTAAGGCTTGAAACGATGTCGTCGAGGATGTTTTCGCGCAGGGTTGTCATGTCTTCTGCAGCGAGATTTCACACAAAACCCCGTCGTCAATTAAACGGGTTTCGCGCACGGTGTAAGCCGTGCCATCGACGGTGATGCTGGCCCCTGCCACAAGCGAGCCAAAGTCAGAAGCCCTGGCAGTGATCTGGTAGTCAGTCGTGAGCACCATGTCTCCGGCAAGCACTTGGCTGGGCTGATCAAGCAGCACGTCAGCGGTGGTATTACCCGAGGTTGCCGACACCGAGAACGGGTCGCCTAGGAAAACCCCTAGGTCACCTGCCAGAAAGTCAGCCTTCGCCATCGGATTTGGTGCGGCGCTTGGGCTTCAGACCGCAGGCGTCTTGCGCAGGTGCTTCGCCGGCTTTGCCGATTTGGATCAGGAACCGAGCCGTCTCGTCGCGCACGTCAACAACCTGGCCGGCCTCAACGTCCATGCCGTCGGCAACGGTATTGCGGAGGATCAGAATTTTCATGATGAAAAAGGGGGCAGTTGCCTGCCCCCGCTGGTTATCAGGTGGTCAGAGCGTCCTTCATTGCGGCAAAGGACTCGGGGTGCCGAACGGCAATGTCGAGGTCCTGCAGAGCCACAACGCGGACGGTGCCGGAGGTGCTAGCGGTGTAGGGGTCAACCATCAGGTCGAGGCT